CCCACTGTCCAGGAACAATGCCCAGAGTAGTGAAATCCAGAGCAGAAGAAGTGATTGCAGGAAGAGTTCCTGAATTATCAACGTCCAGATCCGCAGTTGTCGCTTCAAAACCGACTACCCGAATGTTAGCTGTAGAAGGAGGAGAAGCTTCGGCAGTTGTAGCTGCGGCTGCGACTGATGTATCCGATACAATGGCGCTTGCGACTTGCAGAGCGTTGTTGCCGATGTTGGTGAAGTCTTGACCCTTGATCAAAGAACCAACAAGAAAACCAGTAGTCGAAGCCACTTCAAAAACTGTTCCGGTTACAGCACTCGGCTCTTCATACCCTTTTTCTCGAATATCCGCGAACATGACACCTTGCATCATGCTAGTGAGACTTGAGAACGTCAGATTTGAGTTGATACCACCAGATGCGTTGAGATCGGTAGTAACACCTTTCCGACGTTGACGGGATTGGTTGATAGGGTTTGGAGAAACTTTGACGACTTCACCACCAAAGTCGCTATAGCTGTTTGGAGAAAGAGAGCGCCAAACTGGGGTTCCTGATTGTCCATCCTCGCCGGGAAGACTACCAAGAACAGCTTCCTCGGCGAAAGCGAGGCCTGTGATATTAGAGTCGATTTTATTGACTTGTGCCATCTAAGGCCTCCTTACTTTGTTTCAGTGTATTCAAAATCCGTAAGTACGTTCAACTGACGGAATTGACCTTCACTGTCTATTTCTTGAATGCGAACATTTCTGAACCACACTCCATTATCAGATGATTTACCTTCATATGCGTTGGCCACTACTTTAGCTAAGACGTAAGAGTCTGACAAGCCATTTCCGGTTGGAGTGAATATAGAAGCGATAGCTATTCCTGTCCGCTCAAACATTCGGCTTCCTACCCCACCGAGAGTTTTCTGAGATCCGGTTGCATGTTTTACAACGAATACCGCCCATGGATCATTTGATTGATCTCTTTGTTTTTGCACATCGTCCCAACGAAGATCATATCCAGTAGGTGTCCACGCATCCAACATCATTGCGTTTATGTCATCAACAGCTTGTTCATAAGTAAGACTCATCTACGCATCCCCACAAATCCAAGTAATTGAACTTCTCCAGGTTGTAGGATCTGAAGAGCTTTGATGCCGTATGTTTCTAATCCATCCTGCACTTTGATGAATTTACGGCAATCAGTTGTTCCAGGAAAGAAAATAGCAAAATACTCAGATGACGCAATCAAATCATCAAATTTTGTACCTTGCCCAAGGGCAGGAAGACCGAATTGAGTAATTGAACTAGGAGGAAGAAACACAGCCTTAGTCGTCAGTACGACGTCTGCTCCTGTTTGGGCTCCCCAAGGTTTAGCAGAATCTACAGGCGTCTCGGGATTTTGAATAAATGTTATAATCCGCCCACGAGCAGTAATCAAACGTTCTGAAGTTTCTGCTAGTTTAGAATAATCAAACATTAGCGGATAACGCCTCCACTAGAACTTCCCAGTGTTATCTGACGCATTAGACCATCGGCCTTAGAAACTATCGGGTGTTTACGCCCGACAGAACCAACTCCTGAGCCAGACCAAACAGTCTTAGTCTCAAGAGGTCCTAGTCTCTCAGTAATGGACTTTATACCAGGACCGCTGACCATTGTGTTGTCAATGAACAAAGAGTTCGTTAACGAATAACGAAGATACTCTGCTGTGGCTCTTTTTAACTGAACAGGTAAGGCTACCGGATCAACAATGAAATAATCTGTTGGGTAAGACAAAGCTTGAGTTTCAGAGATCGTAAGTCCAGGAGCCTTGTCACCCCAGCGAAGATCAATGTACTCTGTGGTGAGACGTAATTGAACTTCAATTTCAGCTTCTGTTTCAGAGACGGTAATACCACGATCAGACCAATAAGTGACGTAATCAGCATATGAGAGGTAACTCTCAGCAGTCGCTAGTCCTGTTGCGTCTTCTACGATGATTGCCATTATTGCACCTTAAGAGAATTCAAGATCGAGGAAAGCGGTTGGTTCTCGCCACTCGTTCAAGTAATGAATTGTTACAGTCCCTGTTATCTCAGCTCGAATACTCCAAGATCCAATATAGACACGACCAAGGAAAGCAACTTCGTCTGCGACCGCTGCATCAGCACTCATTACACGAGTTCCCTGAGTGTACGTGATATCACCTGCATCTGTATCAACTGAGAAAGACACACCGAAATCAACTGGCTTTCTAGTGTAAAAATCAGCATCTACATCAAAGTCTGCAGTCACTGTTCCAGGGCCGCCGAGTGAAGTCACGCCAGTGTAGGCACGCTTGTACCAATCTGACTGTGACTCAACACGACGTCGCTGTCTTGCATTAAACATTTCACTACGACGTCGCATTAAAAGTGACATATTACTTCCCCATCAACGGACGAACTTTCTTCTCGCCTGATTTTGATTGATCCAACGGAGACACTGGATGTTGATCAAGCAGCAAAGACCGATTCTTTTGGAAGTTAGCAACTCGACCAGCGCGAGCCGCGTTAGAAGATGCGATAGTACGCATGATTTCACGTTGGTTGGTTTGAGGATCGACTTTTTGATGCATCAAACGAGCCGTGACTTCGGCTAGTGCGTCACTGCGTTTTTTCTTCTCTGCTTTGAAATTAGCTTCTGCTGAAACAATTTCATCAAACTCTTCTTGAGCCTGAACGATTTCTGGGTGATCGTAACCCATATCGTTCAAAACAGAGGTTTCTTCATCTTCAACAGAAGGCTGTTCTTCAACGATGTCTTTAGAAACGTCAAAATTGCTACGTGAGAATTTCGGTGCAGCGTTGATGATGTCAGCTCGCTTCAAGTTTTCAAAATCACCCAAGGAGGCGACTGCTTCTACCTTAGGAGCACCGTCAGAAGTCCATTGTTCGTCATCCATGGCATCCATCAGGCCAAGGGCTTCTATAATTTTATCTTCCATCTTACAGACCTTTCATAAGAGTTGGGCGGAACCTAAGTCCCGCCCTGTTTTTCAGTTATGCTTCACGAGAGATCAGACGAGCCATCTTGATCTGCTTGCGCTCTGGGAACACGCGGCTCCAAGAAGAGGCAGTGGCAAGAACCGAGTTGGCTGGGCCACCCGCTGGAGTGGCACCACCGTAAGCGTGACCTTTAGGGTGGAAACCCCAACGAACACGGTTGTAGAGGATTTCTTGACCAGCACCGTTACCAGCTCCTGGTTGATTGTCCACCTCAGTTGGTTTGTCTGGAGAACCCTGTGCAAAAACAATCGCACCAGCACCGAAGATCCAGCTTTCGTAGACGCCACCAGAAGCAGGAAGACCATCGTCAACAATAACTTCACGACCCAAGAAGGTAGGAACCGAGATTGCTTTGTCGTTGACACTTTCTGAGACGAAGTCGATCAAGTTGTTCTTCAACATGCGAGCATAAACCACTGAGTGGACCATGATCATCGACAGATCTTCCATGCTGTCACCCATTGTCAACGTAGTGTCGATAAAGGCTTCTGCAGAAAAATCAGTCACACCAGCGACATAAGAGCCGCCTTTGATATCGTTGGTCATATCACCTTGAACGTGCTCAGACCCAGCAGGTGCAGCGGCGTTGTCTGCGAAGACACCGTTCACTACGTTAACAAAAGCAACTTGTTGACGACGAACCCAATAGTCTGCGACGCGAGACTGGATAGCAGCGGCAGGATCATCACCTGACATCAGCTTTGCCAGTTTCGTGGCAGTCCAAGAGTTGTTACGCTCAAGACGAACAGCGACTTCTGACAAAGTACCAATTTTGTTTGGATCAGGATCGACCACGCCACCCGAGAAGGTGTTTCGCTGACTCTCGTTAGCTACACGCTCTTCGTCGTTGTCAAGGTCGTCGTAAGATGGCATATTGAAAGTGAGACCACCACCATTGAGCAGAGCTGCCATGTCGCTGTCAGAGACTACGGCGCCAGAACGAATGAGGCGAGATTTTTCTTCAGTTTCCTGCAAAGCATAGGGAGTGAAGATTTCGGGGACAATGATGTCCGCAATTGAAGTGTGTCCAGAGGCCATTGAAGAGGATCCTTTCCTAAGATGTTCATGGCTAAATAAATTGCTAGTCCCATGACCAGCCGAGGAGAATTTTGTCAAGTACCTCCCATGGAAGCACTTGACAATCTAATTACATCACGTTGCAGAAGATAGCAACAGGTTATTTGCTCGGAGCCGGACGAGCACCACCAATAGATGTTCCGGCAGCCGTTGCGAGTTGAGTAGCCACGTCTCGGTCCGAGTTGATGAGTTGACCCTGTTGAGTAACGTTCCAGTTGTCACCCGAGAATGGATTCTTACCACCGTTGACGCCACCCATGCCGCCTCCAGCACCGCCGCCAGTAGATGTAGGCCACCAGTGAGGACGCTGTTTCTGCATTTCTTGCATGAACTGCTTTACGTCTACTCCGGCGGTAATTCCGTCAGCATCAATTTTAACAATCCATTTGCCAGTGGTATCATCTTTCTCGAGGTAATCTGCGGCCACGAGTTCAATATCGCGAAGAGCCGTGCCATGAACTTTCATCTCAGATGCAATCTTACGAACAACTTCGTTTCGAGAGCCTGTAGTGATAGTTCCGTTCAGCTTGTCGTTGTTTGAGGTCAGCTCACCGTTAGCCGTTGTGAGTTCTTCGATCTGCCGTTCCAGAGGTGCAGTTTTTTGCTTCATGCGGGATTCAACAATTTTGTTGATTGCCTCATCATCCAGCTTGCCACCACTTGCGGCTTCCAATTCTTCAACGCGATCCAAGGTAGCTTGAACTTCTGTGGCGTTCATGCCCTTGAACGGTTTGAGATCAGCTTTCGTTTTGGAATGATCTTCACGCTCTTTACGAAGACCTTCTTGAACACGGTCGATGTCCACTTGGGTTTTCATACCGACAACGCCTGTCAACACAGCTTTGCCATCTTGCTCAGTGTAAAGAAATTTAGCATTCGCCGGAACTTCTGCCATTGTTTCGTAGAATAGTTCGATCGGATCCATGTCCGGTCTCCTTTATATAACGGTTCCATGACCGCTGTTATTGGGGATCATTCCCCTGTCTTAGCTTTGTTGCGGGCAGACTTTTTATCGCCTGTATCGTCTCCGGTCGAGTTCTGGTTAGGTCCAGCCATATCACCAGTCTCCGGTGTCCTGAAAGGATGATCATCAGTTTCTTCCAACTTAGAAGCTGCCATTTCTTCCTCAAAGGTAAGCGCAGTGATTTTGCGCTTGCGAGCAAGAGCGTGCAGTGAAGAAGCACTGATTGGGAAGCCCAAGGTGCGAGCAGTTGCCATCTCTACCATAGTCTGGCCTGTGAGTGGTGTCTCGCCGAATTCTTTGTTCGGTGTGACTTTTACTTCTTCTGGGTTCAGGCCCATCCAAATAGCACACGTCTTAAGAATATCTTCAAGAGCCATAGCGCCAGCGTCTGCGACTTGGTTGAGGTCTGCTGTGCGGCTGGCTACACGGATACGCATACTGTCGCCGCTCTCACGCTCGCGGCTGGTGCTGTCTAGAGTCTGTGCTCCCATAGTGCCAGCACGGCTCTCTAGTCTATCAATAGCCTCACGTTGCTCTGTGAGACCTTTACCTTCTACCCCAACGAATTCCGCTGTTGCGCCCAAGGGAAGATCTAAGCGAGCACCTGTGCCAGTCCGGACAGAATCCCCTTCGTCTAACTGAGCTCCAGTAGTGACGAAAGTATCTTGGCCCTGCATGAACAAATTTTGACGATAATCTGCATCTGATCTAAATAGGGTGAGACAAAGGTTGCTCAAGTCTAAAAGAACTGGATCATCTGGCTCAGCAGTGACATCAACAGAGTTTACGATCACAAACGGAATTTTATTGAGTTCTCTGCCTTTATAGGAAGGTCTCTTCAACTCACTCTTGTCAAATGCGCTGTCGATGAACAATGCTTGGCTGTAAGTTCCGATTTGTTGGTTATCATCAGGCTCACCGAGAATAAGAACTCTATGTTGGGTTGTGAGATCCCACATGAAGTTATCTTTGCGAATATATGTAGTCTCGTCTAAGATCACCATGTTTAGTGAGTCTTTGTTGAGATCAGTAGTACCAACGTCCCAATTGATGATACGTTCTGCTCCATACAGAGACAAAATCGGTAAATCTGGTCCAGCACCAGGAACAAGAGGCAAATCTGCCATAATACCAGTGCGACCAACAAGAAGCTGCTCTGAATTGATTCGACGAAGGAAGTCTTCAAGTTTTTCACCCTTACTAGAGCGAATGTCTTTCATTCCTTCGGGTAATTCTATTTTTGGAGGTTGATTGTGCATCATACCGACTGCCATCTGCACAGCTTCACGAACAAAGTTGTGATAACGCGCTCTTTTCAAATAAGATGCGTAAGCGGTAGCTCCTGCAGATTGTGTATCTTTCCCATAGCCATCTAAAATGTGAGATGACGTAGCAGGAAGATATTCAGTACTTCGAGACTTAACTCGCTTCTCACCTTTGTACGTATCACGCATCTGCTTCCAGTCTGGAAGGTGTTCCGTATAAGAAGGGTGATTTTGAGTGAGAGAGTTATCCATAAAAAAGAGCATACCTATATCTAATTGGTTTGACAATCACTTTTTGTCAATGAGAACCTGTCGTTGTTCCGGAACTTCCGGTTTGCCCAACAGAGCGGATAAAATAGCGAACCTCGTCAGCGACGTGGTCCTCTGCCTCAGTGTTTATATCGTCTGGGTTCTTTTCATCACG